TCGCGCAAGGTGGTGCTGTTCGACGAGGTGGACGCATACCCCAGGCTGGACGAAGGCGACCCCATCAAGCTGGGTCGCAATCGGGCTGATTACTACTGGGACCGCAAAATTGGCCTAGGCGGCACCCCCATCTTTGCTGGCGGCCAGACGGAGAATTGGTTTCTGCGCGGCGACCAACGACGTTATTTCGTGCCGTGCCCCTTCTGCCAGGCGATGCAGACGATGCGCTGGGAACAGATGATCCGCGAGGGCGAGCACGCTGGCCGGTACGGCTGCGAGAACTGCGCCGAGCCGATTCCACACAGCAAAAAGCGGTGGATGGTGGAGCGCGGCGAGTGGCGGCCCACGGCAATCAGCCAGCAGCCGGGGCTGGTGAGCTTCCATATCTGGGCCGGCTACAGCTACAGCCCAGCGGCAGATTGGAGCGTCATAACGCGCGAGCACGACGAAGCCCTAGACGCCATGCGCAAGGGCGATCCTGACGCGATGCAGACCTTCCATAACACGGTGCTTGGTAAGCCGTGGGAAGACTCGATCAGCGGCAAGCTCACCGGCGACGGCCTGGCCGAGCGGCGCAAAAACGAAGCGGCCGGCAACGGCTACCCCGAAGGTGCTGTGCCAGATGGCGTGCTGCTGATTACTGCCGGCGTTGACTCGCAGGGTGGCGGCGGCACCACCGGGGAGCGGCTGGTGGTGACGGTATGGGGCTGGGGCCGTGGAGAGGAGGGATGGCACTTGGGCCACTGGGAGATCGATGGCGACCCACAGCAGCCGGAGACGTTGGCCCAGCTCGACCAGATTGCCCAGACCAAATGGCGCCGCGTTGATGGCACTGAGCTCCGGCTGACCATGGGCGGCATTGATGACGGCGGCTATGCCACCCATGAGGTGCGCGACTGGTGCCGCAGTCGTACTTCAAGCTGGGTGCCAATGAAAGGCGCGCCCCAGAAGGGCAAACCATTGATCGGCCGTGGCGTGCCAGTAGACGTAAATCGCAAGAACCAGGGTGTCACCAAAGGCGGGGTTTTGCTTTTCAACGTTGGCTATGACGCCAGCGTCAACCATTTGCAAGGTCGCCTCCGTAACGAGCAGCCAGGCCCCGGTTATTTGCATTTTGGTCAAGGATCGACTGATCAATTTTTGGCTGAGCTTTTTCCATGGAAGCGAATGCCGAAGCGCGACAAAGGGCAGACAACCTATAGTTGGGTGCTACCAAGCGGCGCTCATGATGAAGCCGGCGACTGCACCCGTATGGCGTACGCAGCTTTGCAGCTCGTATCGAGGCGCTACAACCGCGCGACGATGTGGGATCAGCTGGCGGCGCAGTTGAAGCGGCCTGATGTGGAGCATGGCGGCGGGGCTGGGTCGGTGCGGCGGCGCAGCAGTTGGCTTAACTGACTAATATGGTGGCATGGCTCGATACACACCCCAACAACTGGCAGACCTACGCGCCGCAATGGCGGAAGGGGTTCTAAAGGTTAGCGTCAATGGCCGCAGTGTTGAGTATCGTAGTTTGGCTGAAATGCAACAGCTTGAGCAAAGCATGGCGGCGGAACTGGAAGCTGCGACAATTCGGCCCCGCCGAATTTACCCAAGCTTTAAGAGAGCGTAATGGGAAAAAAAACCAAGCAATCCAAGCAAGTTGAGGTAGAGCTAAGGCAAGTTCAAGCCTTGCGGCGTGCGGTTGCGATTGAATATCTGCGAGCATTTGAAGCTGGTAAAAAATCTAGGCGCACCGAAAACTGGTACACAAATAGCTTAGGTCCAAATGCAGATATGCGGCGTGTGTTGCATGCTATTGTAAGACGCCATCAGGATTTAGTAGATTCTGACCCGTGGGCTTCTAAAGCGGTTTCTGTTGTTGTTAATAATTGGGTTGGTGATGGAATTATTGGCGCTCCGTTTAATGCTACGAAGCGATTTGCGGATGGTTGGCGTGACTGGTCTGAGTCTATAGATTGCGACTGGGATGGGCTGGGGAACTTTTACGCGAAGCAATCGTTAATTGCTCGTACGGTTGCTGTTCGCGGCAGTTGTTTGGTGCGGCGAAGGATTGATGAAAGCATGTTATCCCAGGGCATGGTACCACTTAAGCTGCAGGTATTAGAGCCAGATTACTTAGATGTAAGCAAAGATGATGGCGCAAAAATTCGGTTTGGAAAACAGTATTTAGATGACGGAAGGTTGGAAGGGTACTGGATCCGCCGTGCTCATCCGGGAGAAAGTGACTGGACAGCCAACAGCAGCATTAGTGATTTGGTACCAGCGTCAGAAATTTGCCATGTTTATGACGTGCGTCGACCTGGTCAGGCTACTGGTGTTCCGTTTGGTGTATCGGCATTGTTGAAACTGAGAGATGTTTCCGATACAGATGCGGCGCAACTACTGAAAGACAAATTGGCGGCTTGTTTTATGGCTTTTATACGTGAGCCAGATGCAGAAGAATATATGCAACGACTAAACGCTAAGCCGCCTGATCCGGATAATCCTTATCCAGAGATGCCAGCACTTCTTGATAAAATGGAACCTGGCGCCATGGAGATTCTAAAACCAGGTCAAGATGTGACATTTGCTACACCGCCGAGTTCCGGTGACTTTGTGGCCAATCAAAAGTTTCATCTTCTGAGTATTGCCCAAGCGTATGAAATTACATACGAATCGCTAACCGGAGACTTAAGTAATGTCAACTTTTCCAGCGGTCGCATGGGTCGTATGGACATGCGGCAATCGGTAGCTCGTTGGCGTTGGGCAATTATGATACCTCAATTATTGAATCGCGTTTCTCAGTGGTATCGAGATGCTGCCGCAATTAGCGGAGCTGGACGGGTTACAGCTCGGTTTGAGTGGACTCCGCCCGTTGCGTGGCTGATTGATCCAGCACGTGAAATTCCGGCTTATGTGGATGCTGTGCGCGCTGGTTTTATGAGCTTGTCAGAAATTCAACGGATGCTGGGTTATGTGCCAGAAATGGTTATTCGGGAACTTGGACAGGATCTAGATCGTGCTCGTGCAGCTGGCATCAAACTGGACGTAGACCTAGCAATGGGGCCTGGTAGTGTGCGCCCTGTGCCAAATGACCAACCACTTCAGCAGCCGCTAAGATAGACAGCATGGAACATCAAACCATCCAACGCATGGCGCTTTTGGCGCCAAATACCTGGGACGAAGAAACCCGGTCTGCACAGATCGTGGTATCTACGGATCGGGATGTAGGTGATGGGTTCATGTTGCTCCATAATCAGTCGGCTATCCGTTGGCCAGGGCGACCATTGCCGGCGGATTACGACCACAAGCGCAGCTCAGATAGTGTCTGGGGTGCCGTGACTGATTTAAGTCTGGAACGTGCTGGCGACGGCACAGCCCAGCTTGTCGGTCGCGTTGTGGTTGACGGGCCGGAGGATGCGATGGCGATTGCGCTGCCGCGTCTTCGCAATGGGTCTGCGCGTTTCTCTGTGGATGCGCGGCTCTATGACTGGCGCGACGGCGCAGACGGAGTACTGGAGGCAACCGACTGGGAACCTCAAGTAGTTTCGCTGGTGGTTGCCGGCCAGGATACGCATGCCGTGATGCGCGGTAACCAACTCTCGGGAGACCCCCCAATGTCGTCTGACGAAACCAAGGCCGGGGGCGACCCGGGCACTACCACCGTGGAGACGCCGCCTATTGCGCCTGCTCCTGTTGCGCCGCCAGTTTCTGGTGACGGTGAACAGCTGGAGCGAAACGCCAAGGATGAGCGTATTGAGCTCAGCGTGCGCCGTGCTGCCAGCGAGGCTGGCTTGCCTGAAGCCAAAGTCCAGGAAATTCTTGCCGCTACTCGTGGCCAGGGCGAAACCGCTGCCGTTACCGCCGTGGTTCGCGCCTATCGCCAATCTGTGGAAACGTCGGCGCCAACCCATGCCGGCCATCCTGCTCGTGTGGAAGTGACTCGCGACAGCGGCGACACTTTGGTCCGTGCATTCCACGATGAGATCGAGCGACGCGTCGGTCTGATCCAGGCCCCAACCGAAACCGGCAAGCAGGTGCTCGGCCATTCTCTGTTGGAGATGGTGCGATCTTATCTGCAATCTCGCGGTGTAAACACCATTGGAATGAGCCGCAGTGAGGTGGTTCGTCGTGGTTTCCATTCTACAAGTGATTTTCCCAATTTGTTTGCCAATGTTGCCAATAAGCGACTGCTGGCTAGCTATGCGGAAGAAGTTGCTACGTGGCGTCCGCTGGCCCGGCAACGAAACCTGCCGGACTTCAAGCAAGTCACTGACCTGCAGATTGCAGGTCAGGTTATTCCTGAATTGATCACTGAAGGTGGTGAATACAAAGCCGGTACCTTGACCGAGGGAAAGGCAACTTGGAGCATTGGCACCTACGGCAAGAAGATTACCGTTACTCGTCAAGCGATCATCAATGATGATCTTGATTCTTTGAGCCGTGTTCCTGAGATTTTGGGTCGCGGTTGCCGGATGTTGGAATCCAACATGGTGTGGGCGTTGCTAACCGACGGGGCTAACGGCGCTACTGTCAACCTTGACGGGCAAGCGTTGTTTGCCTCTGGTCATAACAACACCTTTACCGGCGCCACCAGTGTGATCAGCATTGCTGGCATGGATGGTGCAAAGACGCGACTGCGGAAACAGACTGATCTTGCTGGCAATAGGATCAATCTTCGTCCGGCCTACATGCTTGCTCCGGTCGAGCTTGAGACCACAGCATTGCAATTCTTGTTCCCGACCGGATATGCACCTTCCAACCTGACCGGCGCAAATGGCACTAATCCATTCGCCGGTGGCGTAGAGCTCATTGTTGAGCCTCGTCTTTCTGATGACAGCACCGCTGCTTGGTACGTGACGGCTTCGCCGAATCAAGTGGAGATGATCACGTTCGGCTATCTTGCCGGCGAAGAAGGTCCCACAATCACCAATACCGAAGAGCGTGACCCCGATGGGGTTGAGCTGTTGGTTCGAATGGATTTCGGATGCACGTTGTCCGATTATCGCGGCTTTGTGCGCTGCGCCGGTTCCTAATTTATTCCCTTTTCCTTTGAGGATCAACCCATGAAGAACTGGATTCAAGAAGGCGAAACGCTGGACTATACGGCACCATCTAATGTCGTTTCTGGTCAGCTCGTCCAAATTGGCAACTTGCATGGTGTAGCTGTCGCGGACATCGCTAGCGGCGCCGTTGGTGCTGTCAATCTGGAAGGCGTTTACAGCCTGCCAAAACTAACCGGTGCATCGGCTGATGCCTGTACGCTTGGCGGCCCTGTCTATTTTTCTTCTGGCTCTGTCAGTGGAAGCGATAGCAGCGGCACCCGCAAGCTGGTTGGCCATTCCATTGAAGTAGCAGCTCAGGCGATTACTTCTGTCAAGGTGAGACTGGTGAACTGATGGGCTGGGCCAGTCTGGTTACTTCTACTCGACAGACTGCCCATCGCATACTGGGCGGCGTCAGCGTAACTGCTGGC